GGTGAGTTGAACACCGGTACTGTGAGCGAGCCAAAGTTTGGATAGCCAAGATCCACACCCACGCTGGCGCCACCATTGCCGGAGCCGGTGGAAGTTTTTTGTATTTTAAGAGGACGACCCATGATTTTTTTCTCCTTAAAGAAGTCCGATGCGAGTTCTATTCGCTACGCGGCAGGGTAAATCACCGCATAAAACGCAGTATTGCGTTGACTTGTATTTAGCAAAAACGGTTTATTTTGTGCAGGGCTGCGGTATTCTTAAATATCTCATGAACCATCAAGAACTTATTGACCAAGGCAATCAACATCGCACGGAGAATCATCCTGAACAGGCGTTGGCTTGTTACGCACAGGTGTTTGCTGAAGATTTCAATCACAGTGCAGCATTCAACAACTACGGCAATGTGTTGAGAGAAATGGGCTATCCTGCCAGAGCCATTCCTTTCTTGCAGGCAGCACATGACATCAACCCGGCGGATGTTACATCAGAGTTCAATCTTGCAGTGGCCTACCTGCTGAACGGGGACTATGCTCGTGGCTGGCCCTTGTACGAATCACGCTGGCGATTTGAACATCTGGACGGTACCAAACCCCGACTGGTTCAACCTGAATGGACCGGTCAAGATCTCAAGGATAAAACCCTGTTGATCATAGGCGAACAAGGACTGGGTGATCAGATACAGTTCATAAGATTCACTGCCAATCTGCACTCAACCGGTGTAAAAATAAAATTACTGTTGAACCCCAGTGTTAAACCCCTGTTTCCGCAACCAGCAGGAACAATTGTGGGCATCTACGAACCCGGCGAAGACCTGGGTGAATTTGACTACTGGATTGCCATGATGGATATTCCCAGAGTGATTGGCATGACTCTGGAAAACATTGCACATCAGTTGCAGTACATTGCAGCTGATCCTGTGAACGCAAACATCTGGGCTGGTCGACTGGGTTCCAAGACTCGCATGAGAATTGGTGTGTGCTGGTCAGGCCGCAAGGATTCCTGGATACACAAACACAAAAGTATGCCAGTGGAAAACATGGCTGACCTGATTCGTCGCAATCCTGAACATCAGTGGATCAATCTACAAATGGATGCTACAGATGAAGAAACTGAGATCATCACGGCAGCAGGTGCTGTGTGTTTTCCGGGCACCATAAGAAACTTTGCAGACACAGCCGGACTCATGCATCATCTGGACCTGGTGATTTCTGTGGACACTGCCAATGCACACATGGCTGGTGCACTGGGTCGTCCTGTGTGGATACCACTCAATGCCTATGGCAACTGCTGGCGTTGGCTGATCAAACGTGAAGATTCACCCTGGTATCCCAGTGCTAGACTGTTCCGCCAGCCTCGTCAAGGTGACTGGGATTCAGTGGTTGATCGGATGCACAAGTTCCTCAGCTGGTTCAAGATCTAGTCAACAAAAAAGCATCCGTCGATGCTTTCGTGCCACTTCCCATCCCGGGGTTGTTACGCAGTATTTATGTTCACGCAGTGATCACCGTGCCACCGAGTATAACTTAATCTTCAAAATATTCAAAGCCACTGGGAATAATTTTCTTAGATCCATCTCTGAGAGTAACTTCATACTGTGTTCTGTCAGCAGATAAGCATACTGTTTTATATTCAGTAATATTAGCTTCTGTTAAAGTTTTATTCAACGCCTCGTTCATCATTTTTTCATATTGTCTTGAGTTCATGTTATTTCTTTTTCGCCAATAGACATCATAAGTTGTAGTTCTGTTTCTTCAGTTTCTGCATTAGTGGCAGCAATCCAAATCTCGTTTGGAATATAGAATTTTTTGTTATTGACATCAGTAGCACGGAGCAAAATATCAGCACCATTAATGCAGTACACAGCAGCTACATATTTTGTTTTTAAATATGTTACTTCAGCGATAGAATAGTTAGCCTCTTTAATATCTTTTTTTGATAAGCCAGATGTTTTGTTAATCAGTTTAACCAGTTCTTTGCCAGTTTTAACAGCCGCATCAATAGACTCAACTTCGGTCATATTCTGCAATCCTTTGATTACAGCTTCAGTATTAAGTTCCTTCATATATTCTGTGTATGTCATTCTATTTCCGTTTTTGTTAGTTTAATAATAACATATTAGATAACAAAAGTCAACAAAAAACCCACCGAAGTGGGTTTTTTAATTTGGTAAAATACCAATCTCTGATTAAGAGAAAGACAAGTTACTCACCGCGATTTCGCCGACATAATCGCCCGCATTGCCGAAAGACGATGCAGTATTTGTCAATTCGATGAACCCGTAGCGTGTCATGAATGACACGACTGGTTCGAATGTTGTTGGATCAAGAACAACACCAGAGCTCATCAACGGAATGTATGGGCAGTAGAACGCAGGTGCGTCAGCTTCCGAACTTCCTTTGTAGCCAACCAATACAGGTGTTGAGTCACTTGCGTAACTGTCAACAAACACACGCATTGCGCCGTTCAGAGTACCCACAAACTTGGTGTTTGTAGGTGCTTCGAATGTGCCTTCTGTGGTTCTAGCAAACGCACTAGTTGTAGCTGATTGCAACACTGTGAGTGCAGCAGAGCTAACAACAGCGTAGTTACCTGCGCCACGACGAGTGCGTTGAGCGATCAAGTTAGCAACACGGTTGATCAAAACAGCCAGGGCGGCGTGTTCGTCACCAACGAATGTAGCTGTACCAGATACGGTAGCTTGGTTGTATGTGAACTCAGTAGTGGCCAATGAGCGTAGGCTCAACAAGATTTCCTGGTCAATCTCAGCTGTGATCTCTTGTGCAAGAGCAGCCATGATTTCGGCTTCTACGTCGATACCATGCATAGCTTGTGCGTCTTGAGCAGCTTCAAAAGTCCAACGTGCTTGCAACTTGCGAGTCTTGGCTTCAACAGCCTGCTTCAAGATTTGCACAGAGATCTGACGACCACCACTACCTTCAAGCACTGTTGTGTTAGCACCTGTGTAGATATTCTGTGTTGGATCAACAATACCAGCACTTGTGCTGCTTGCTGAAGAGTAGGCCTGAGCAATTTTGAACGGGCTCAATGCTTCTTCACCAGCTGCTGTGCTTGTGGCAGCAGCAGAATTGTCAGTCATTGTGTTGGCATAACGCACACGCAGAGTATGAATTTGACCAACAGGGCCAGTCATGGGCTGAACACCCACCAACTCGTTAGCAATAACAGTTGGCATAACACGACGAATAACAGGCAAAATAACACGGTTAAGTGTTGCAATGTTGCCAGAGCCGGTTGAACCAGAACTTGCGTTCTCTTTCAAGTATCTACGTGTATTCTCAAGAATAACGCTCATGCTATTGCGCTTAGAACCATTCAGTCCTTCGAGCAATGCTTCCTTGGTCTCGTCCCAGCGACCTTCCAATAATTGTTGTGACATTTAAGTCTCCTTATTTAAATTACAGCCCTGCCAGGCGCTTGATGGCAATGACATTGCTGTTGTCAGCAGTGTCGTCGTCTGGGCGATGGGCAGTTTTATTACCAGTGACTTCTGAAACATTTTCCACAATCACCTGACGGGCTTTTGCGGATTTGCCTTCAGCTAGCACAGCTGGTAGATACTTTTCAAAAGCGTTCTTCAGACGGGCTGTTTGAACACTTTCGAGTAAATTACGCATGGTCTCACGTTTCTCTTCGTTGAGAGGAGAAAGTAACTCTTCCAGAGTGTTTTGACGCACATTGGATTCGTTGATCATACGTATTTCACGTTCTTTGGACTCAACCAGGACCTTGGCCCGGCGGCTGAGTTTGATAGCTTCTGACAGTTGTTGTTCTCTTGTGGCGATGGTGTTTTGCAACTTGCGAACTTCGGCTTTCTCATTGAGATGAGTAGCACCAAATTCAGCGGCATACGCTTCAAAAATACGTCGACCAAAATTGTTCTCGCGAGCAACCTTAATGTCTTCGTGCAACTGACCCAGTTCAGTCTTGAGATGTTGACTAACAGCTTGACTCATTTTTTGCGCAGATTCTTTTACAAATCTTGCTTTGAGACCTTGAAGTTGACCACGAGCTTCACGTACCAAGCGGACTTTTGTTTCCACTACATCACGTTTGTCTTGGGTAAATTCTTGGATCTCACGAGCCAGGGCATGCACCATGAAGCTTTCTAGTTTTTCTAGTCCTTCACTGTGCATCTTGCGGTCTTTACGTAATTCTCCAATTTCTTCAGACAATTTTGTTACCATAAAGTTGTTGAACTTGGTGGCATTTTCTTTCATCTTAGACTGGAACTTCACGCGGTCTTCCCGCATTGCCATTTTCTCCTGAGCAAACTCTTCGAGTTCACCAGAGAGTCTATCTGTTAACATATTATCTAAGGCTTCAACCATCACTGTCTTGTCGTGCTCATAGCGTTGCGCAAACTCTTCACGTAGTTCTGCTCTGACCTGTTCACGTGCTTCTGTCAGTTTAGATTCCCAAGCTTCGTTGAGTTCTTGACTGACGTCTTCGTTGATTAGGCCGCTATCTAGCAATGGCTTGATTGCATCTAGCATGCTTTACTCCTTAATTTTGAGATCCCGAATCAGGCGTTTTACTTCCTGTGTCAGGTATCTCTGTACCTTGCTGTCTGTCCCTGCTTCTCTGGCAATTTCCAACACTTTATGACCGTACTTCATGTTACGAAGTCCTTCATAAATTGCTTTGGGATATGCATTTGGAGCACTAGGCTGAGCAACAATATCTACAGTGACTATTTCAAAGTCACTGACCTGTCCGTTGCCGTCGTTCACGTTGCCGGAACCACGACTCGAAACGCCGAGTTTCACACCCGAATCCAGCATGGTTTTTACCAACTGGCCCATAGGTGTAGGTAATATTCTTAACTTACCATAACCAGCAGGTCCATCCATCCACATTTTGTCGATGCAATGACTGACTCTGTCAAGATTGATTTTTAAATCTTCTGGGTGATCTACTTCGCCCAGTACAGAATAGCCTTCATGCACTTGTTTGTTGACAGATTCAACTGCTCTAGAAATTTCTTGCACAGGATACACACGTTCGTTGGCGTTGCGAACTCCGCCTTCAATACATACACCTTCCATGTACAGTGTTTTGCCACCGTGAACATCATCTTCAACCAAGACACGAATCTTGGCCTGATTGAAGTTGAGATGTTCCTGTAGGTAACGCATTGTCAATTAACCTCTACGTCCACCGGGCAATGGGCTCTTGGTGTTTACACCAGTAGCTTGTGCTGTGTGCGGCTTGGTAGCTGGCTTGGGAGCCTGAGTAGACTGGCTTGGGCTGTTGCCAACTTTACCAATCATGTCTTTGGCTGTGGGTGCTGTGCGACCTTGTGCAGTGTCACCAGTCATGCGCACAGGCTTGCTGGCCATTCCAGCTGCACCGCTGTTGAATGCAACAGGACCCGATTTGCCGTTGCCTTCTTCTTGAGTGGTTGTTTTTGGGTGAACTTGCTTGAGGGTGATGTTTTCCATCATGCCTTCAGTTTCAAATTCATCGTCGTCCATGTCACCCATGTTGTCGGAACCCATCATGTCAGCTGCATCGCCGTCTTGTCCGCCCATCATGTTTTCAAACTCGGCCATCAACTGGTCCAGTTTGTCTTCAAGATTCATAACGTCGTCTTTGCTAGCAGGCTCGTCTCCGCCCATGTCGTGTTCGCTTTCAAGGTCGCCAGTGAGATCATCACCAGCGTCTTCGGCTTCGTCGTCAAACTCAGCGTCGTCTTCACCTTCTTGCATGCCTGATTCTTCAGCTTCAACATCGTCGATTAGGTCAGCTGTTTGGCTTCCGCCCATCATGTCGTGACCTTCGTCCATGTCTGTGTCAATTTCAGTGGGTTCCATACCCATGGCATTGTCTTCGTCAAGATCTTCCTCTTGCATGAGGTTTTCATAAATCTGGCGGCTTTTTTCCACAACGATTTGGTGGAAAAGTTCTTTGGCTTTGGCGTCTTCATCATTGATGACATATTCGATCAGTTGTTCGAAACGATTTTTACTCATTTAAATAGCTCCTGTTAAGATATTCGGTAAT